TTTTCGAGGCGTGGGATGAAGAGTCTGAGCAATGGTCCAGATATCTTAAAGCTGAGACTTCTAGTCAGAATGCCGAGGTAACTCAGAACTTCGCCGGAATCGCTAAGTGGTCTAAAAAGGATGAGCTTGCCAACCCAACTGAACAAAAGTTCAAACTCGGAGACATTATTACGACTACTCATCAACCGTTTGCCGTTACTGTGGTAATGAGTCGTGAACAAGTTGACGATTCCAAATACAAAGAAGTGGAAGGTATGACACGCGATGCTGGACATGCAGGACGTGAAACCCTTGAGTCTGAATGTATCGGAGTCCTTGATAATGCCTTTACTGTTAATCAGTACGATGGAGTTCCTTTGTGTTCTGACTCTCATCCTAATCGTGGAGATGCAGGGGGTGTTCAAGACAACCTGCATTCTGGTGCATTGTCGGACGCTACCCTTAAAACAGGATTAACCCTCTTCCGTCAGCAAAAGGATGAAAGCGGAAAGCAGATTCTAGCTCGTCCGAAAAAGCTTATTATTCATCAATCCAAGCAATTCTTGGCTGCTACTATCTTGCAATCTACTCTGCAATCCGGAACTCCTAATAACGACAAGAACGTCCTTCCGGCACTTGAGATTGTGGATCTAGACTTCATGTCTTCTACTACTGCATGGTTCTTGCAGGGTTCCCGCCATGGATTGGTTCATTATTTCCGCGTTAAACCTGAGTTTATTCGAGAGAAGGAAATGCGTCAGAACGGTAGTTGGGTGTGGAATGGATACTTTAGACATAGTACCGCAGTTGAGAATTGGAGAATGTTTGTAGGGTCAGCAGGATAATAAGTATGTAACTATGATACACTGTACCTACCTCCCTCTTTATGGTATAATTTAATGAAGGGGGAGGTAGGCAGTTGAATTGTGTTATATGTGGCAGTCCTATCACGAAAAGGAATTCACGCAATTATTGTTCTGATAAATGTGCAACAAGGTCAGAAACTATAAGACGTTCGGAAAGGAAACGATTATCAAGGGTAGAAGTTATCAAGCAATGCTTATATTGCGGAAGTGATTTTACTCCGCATATAAGAAATGCGGGTCAAGTGTATTGCACTCAGATATGTCTAAGAAGGGCAATGACGAAAAGACAGGTAGAGAATGGAATGCATGCTATAACTCTAAAAAAATCAAGAGAAAAACATAAGGAAAGATATATTCAGAAAAATGATGAGTATCACGATCGAATAAGGTTTAGTGGAAATAAATACCCTGTGTTAGAACGAGATGGTCACAAATGTACTAAATGCGGAAAAGTAAAGGGCTTGATAATTCATCATATTGACGGTAGCGGACATGATGAAAATCCAAACAATTCTATGGACAACCTAACAACTCTTTGTAGATCGTGCCATATGAGGCATCACGCATCCGGTGATAACAATTACTTATACAAAGAATTGACGGTAGATATGTTTAACTCTGCAAAATATGGTAGCAAAAGTTTGTCTGAGATGGCTAATAAGTTGAATATGCATAGAGAAACACTTCGAAGAAAAGCAAAGGAACTTGGATTAGCGGAAGAAATTAAGGAAATGGCTAAGAGTAACCCTAATTTATTACGCATGGGCAGGTTCTCAAGGGATGAAAAAGGAAGAATAGTTAGTTTAGGGCAATAAATATCAAAAATAGGAGGGGTTATTCCCCTCCTTCTCAATGGATCATTTCTCGAAAAATATTCTAAATATAGTTGGATAAATGACCCATTACATTCGAGGCGGTGAAAAGATGACCACTAAATATCCTGCTGCAATAGATACATTTACAACTAAAATTGACTATGTTAGCCCTATTATAGCAAAAGATATGAATGACGTTCAGGACGCTATTGTAGCTGTTGAAACCCTTCTAACTCATACCGTAGAAGAAGTTGGAAATATATCCACTACTAGAGCTACTAATGTTCAAATCGTAATCGGAACGACATCAATAAACATCTTTAGGGACGGAGAGCAAGAGTCGTGGGCGGCAACAAGGGATTCTCGCAATAGGTTTTCAACGCTAACAAGGGGAGAAAGCACAATAAGTATAACTTACCCTCCGGAGGTGTGATTTATGGTTGGTAAAGATTGGGAAGATGGATTCATGATGGGAATAGCGGTAGGAAGTACAGCAGAAACATCAAGCGTCGATCCTACTTCTTATTCTCCTCCATCGGATTGGATAAATATAGACGATTGCGCCGTAGGTAATATCAATTTATTAGTTTCAGATACCTCTATGGCGACATATGCATTTAACTGCACTACGTCCTCTGGTCAATATCATGTAGATTGGGGAGATGGGACAAGTTCGGATGTAAATAGTGGTTCTACTGCGCAACATGCTTATACTGTTGGTTCTGGACAAGCTTGTAGCAGGGGGTATACTACTTTTAAGGTGGTTATAAGTCCAGTTAGTGGTGACTTGTCATCATTTACGGTAATAACGCACTCGTCGTCCAGGTCGCCACAAACTCACCACATATTGGCTTGTGTTTGTGGAGCAATAAATATCACTAGTCTAGAACATGCTTTTTACTACGGCCTATCGTCTACGACAGTAACGTGTCCTGCACTAGAATGGTTTAGGACTTCTGGTACTTTATCACATTGCTTGAATTCTAAAAATATGTTTTACCAATGCTATTCTTTACAAAGCGTTGATGTGAGTGGCTTGAATGCTGTAACTGATGCCTCGTACATGTTTTATAGCTGTTATGATCTAGAAAGTATTAATATAGGTGGTATGGATTCAATAGTAGACGCTTCGTACATGTTTTATTATTGTTATTCTTTACGATTAATTACAGCAAATGGATTATCTTCTATTACAACTACATCGAATATGTTTAATCGTTGCTATGCCTTAGAGAAAGTAAACGCAAGCGGTATGTCTTCTGTAACAACTGTATCAGCTATGTTTGGTTATTGCTCGGCCTTACAAACCGTAGATGTAAGTGGTATGTCTTCATTGACAAGTGCAGCTACTATGTTTTATCTTTGTTACGCATTACAGGAAGTCAATGTGAGTGGCATGACTTCATTGTTAAACGCAAACCAGATGTTTGATACGTGTCATGCATTACAAGATGTAAATATTAGCGGACTATCTTCCGTGACAAACGCTTCATATATGTTTGGAAGTTGCTACTCTTTACAGAATATAAATTTGAGTAGTATGACTTCCGTAACAAATGCACTGGGAATGTTTAGCAATTGTAAATCTATTAGAAACATAGACATAAGCAGTATGACTTCTATAACTGATTCGTCTTATATGTTTGCGGAGTGTTATTCCTTGCAAGTAATAAGTGCAAATGGACTTTCTGCTGTTATTAATACAACGCAAATGTTTGTTAATTGCTATGGATTAAAAAAGGTAGATATAAATTCTATGGTATCTGTATCAAATGCAACATCTATGTTTTATAAGTGCTATTCTTTAGAGTCTGTGGTATCAACTAATTTTTCCAGTAGCGCATCCTCTTTAAATGCACTAGCAATGTTTACTTTCTGTGAACAATTAAGAAGCGTCGATCTATCTAACGCCAAATTGACCTCATTGAGTATTAATGGAGATAATTACTACCCAACATTAATCAGATATATAAATATTTCAACCTTGCTGTTCAGTCCATTAAGTACGTTTAGTAGTAGCACGTCACCACAACTAGATATATCATATACCACATTAACAGCAGCACAAATAGACACAATATTTACAGCCTTACCCACCGTTACATCCAAGACAGTAAAGATAACTGGTTCAACTGGTGCAGCAACGTGTACTAGATCAATTGCTACGGACAAAGGTTGGATAGTGTCGGGTTAATTTGAAAAAACATATAAAAAGGATGATGATATCATGCCTACGTATGGTGCAGATATAGCAAGCGAAGAAATAAACATAACGGACGGAACTACTCTTCTTGATGCGCTGAATAAACTTATTAGCGATACGGTACTATGGTCTGATGCTGTCAAGTGGTTTAATGATGGAATTAACGAGTTAGTTAATAACCTTGAGATTGAAACGAAAAGTCAAATCACAACAACTGCTGGAACTCTTAATTATCCCATACCTCTTGACTGCCTATCTATTTACAAGGCAGATTTATCTTTCGACACATGGGGAACGGATATCATCCTATATGTAGATCCTGGTGATAGCTCATTTAATCTGTACTACTATCGAAAACCTTTGTACTTAAAATATGTTACTGATGTTCCGACAGATGTTCCAAGTACATCACATTATGCGTTGGTCCTTTACGCCGCTATGAGGTATATGCAATCTGAGGATGATTTTGATCAGGCAAGGGAATTCGAGAAGGCATTTGAGAAGAAGAAGAACTTGATGATTGATCAAATACAAGGTAAGGTTTATCCTTCATCTCCAGTGGTGGTGTGGTAATGTCTGAGAAGTTACTATACGAGGTTAAGGATATGGCTGGAGGCTTGAACGTTGGCACAAGACCGCATTTGATTAGAGATAATGAAGTTCAGGATTGTCAAAACATTGACTTATTACCAGGCCAGGCGGCAACGTGTGATGGATACGGATTGATAAATTCCTTGTCGGCAGAAAGAATCTATAACTATGCTAAACGAG